GATATGACCTTCACAAAGTCCTTGCTTGGGAAGAAGCAAACGGCATTACACCCATTGAACCCTTTTAATTATTATGGCCAACACCGCATTTAACGCAAAATTCAGAATCGTTGACAACAACAGCGATAGAGAAAATGCACCAGAAAGAAACTTAATTATCGACATATCAGTTGATGAAGCTATGAAAATGGCAAACTGGTTACAAACTATGGTTGATAATGCCCATATCGAAGATAGTAAGATAAGGGTTTACAAAAGCAAATCAGACTATGATGAAATAGCTGGCTTTTCGATCTGGGGTGGCCTCTGGGGTAACTCAGGCAAGATTGCACCACTAAATCCTAAACAAGCCTCTGAAAGGACTGTAAACGTCAAAGCAAACCAACGTGAACTTCCAGAGGATTTACCTTTTTGATTATGTACTTAGTAACTTTTCCAAACAATCCCTATGTAGGTCAGATTTTCTATCATGCACAATCTAAAAGAACTTATGAGTTTTGTGAAGTCACAAAAACAGATGAGCTTACTGGTATGGTTACAGAGTCTGCTACTTGGTTTGATATTACAGAAAAGGATTTAATTTCTTAGTTGAGAGGCATGACAACTTATGAACCTGATAAGTGTAAAGCTGCTCTTTTGTAATTTTGTGAACACTGCCCATCATGTTCCCATACAACAACTTTGCAAAAAGGTATGAGTTCCCTTTGAGGATTGCCAAGGGGCAAAAGGTGAGAAACCTCAATTGCTTGGTAATAAGCAATACAGTCAGTAAGTCCTCTTCTTCTTTCCAAATATAACAAACCTAATGCGATCCCAAAGGGTCGCTTTTTTCTTTTTTAGTTGTTTTTCTAATTTAAATAAATAAGCTGCTTGTTGAGATATGACTTCAATCGAACTACTAATAAAATGCGCTTGCTTTGCATTTGTCTGCAAAAGCTTTATGGCATAAGGCTTGAGTAGTTCTATATCTTCCAAGTTCTGTATAAAAGTTATAGACTTTTGCACCTCGAACTCGCCCTCAAGGCTGTAGCTGCTAGTAAGTGCATCAATTATGTTTTTCATAAACTAGGCCACAACTTTTCTTTAACTAACTTAACTATTTCGTCATCAATATTTGTTTCCGTGGATGCGCTGTAGTCCTCCAAGAGCGAAATGACTAAAGATTTTATCGCATTGGATTTGACGAAAAACTTCAGTATTGGCTTAATAAATCGAATCATGTTTTTGTAATATATTCTTTTCAACTTTAGACAAATTTGCTAGTTTTAGCAAAAAGCTTTAATTATGGAAGATCAAGAGCCTAGCAGAGTTGAAACCATTGTCAAAGTTTGCGTTCTTCTTTGGAGTGCAACGCTATTGTCCCTCTCATACTACGAACCGCCATCTGGGAAAAAGATTGTAGATTTTGATCCAACATTTATCGCAAGTATTTTCAGTGCTTCCACTGCGTCACTGGGTTTTCAGATAAAAAAGAAAAAAGACACTATAGTAGATAACAAGAACTCTAAAGTAGGTATCAAATGAAAAAGCTTCTAATACTGGCTACACTCTGTGTCCCAACTGCAGGCTTTTGTGACATTCAAAGTACAATCACATCAAGCGTTAAGCTGGAAAGTTTATCGGCTGCAACCTCTGCTGACAAAATCGGCTCATCTTACAGTATAAGTGGAACAAATATAACAACAGTTGATTCAAATGACAATGCAACCGTAGGTGGCTTTGGATCTGTCACTTCAGGAGTTCCATCAGTAACTATGCCAACTGCCTCAGTGACAAATAGCTCTGAGACATTCAGCTTTACTCAGGCATATTTAGAAGGTGATGCTACTTCTGGATCAGCACCGACTGTCGGAACAGTAGGCAACTTTAGTGATTTGACTTCGACTGCTGCTGGTTCAGTAGGTACAGCAGCGGTCACTTTAGATCACCACACAATGTCTCTTACAGGTGGGACTGGGACAGGAATAGTTCTCACTGGTCAATTCGTAACAGATTTAACTGTTGATTAATGTGGAGGACTCTTTGGTTTGTTTTTCTTGTATCTAGCCCTGTCTATGCTGTCCCTGTGGTTCCTAACTTCACTCAGGGCAGTTCCACAAGTCGAACAGAAACAACAACAAATATTACAGAGACTATACGAACAACAGACTATGGTGGATTTCAGTATAGTGTTTCAGGTTCTGGAATCCAAATGGATGGCAATTCAATATCACCTCCTATCACTACCAGTAACCAAAACCTAAATGGAACTACTTATACTTGGACAGATTTAGATTTAGGTCAAAAACCAAATTGGACATTAACAGAACAAGGTGCTTTTCAATTTGTAGAAACATATACTCCAAGTGGCGTTCAATCTATAACAGATATAACAAGAACAATTCAATCAGAAAGCGTTACAGATACAACTACAATATTCTCCCAGTAATAGGATTATTGTTTGGGAGTCCAGTATTTGCTAATACCTCAAATACTGCTGCTCCTCAGGCATCTGCGTCAGGTTCCGTATCGAATTTTGCAACACAAGTACTTGGTGGGCCAATGGTTGAAAATAGTTATGGAAACGGAATAGTTTGTTCTGGCCCTCAAATGTCTATAAGTCCTTTTGCATATTCAAATTTAAATATAAAACGACCTATGGATTACATTTATGAAACTCCCTATTATAATCAAGCCGTTGATGATGATGGCAACCTCACCAACGCGGGTGAAATTTTATTTTATCAAGAAAACTATAGTGGCAATAAAGATTCTTTAGGTTTAAATGTAGGTGTAGCTTTGACTTTTAATATTCCTTTAGATAAAAGATTTCAAGATGCTTGCTTAAAAAGTGCAACGACACAAGAAAAAATACAAAGACAAATATTGTCTAAGGAACGCCTCAACTATGAACTAGCTCGATTAAAAAATTGCGGTGAGTTAAAACTTGCTGGAATAGAATACACCAGTACCAGTATTTACCACAAGTTATGTGAAGATGTAATTGTAACTCCAAAAAAAGGTCAAGTATTACCACATAGTCATAAATTAAAGCAGTAGGCAAGCTCGGTTAGCACTTACCTACCTAGACGCCCTATCCATTGCCTGATCGAATAGGGTTTTTTTTATTGTAATTTATTCTGATTGTTTGTCAGTTGTTTTTTTATTTTTTTAAATATTTCTGAAATTACTTTTTTTATTAAAGGAGCCAAAAGTGCAGACCCACCAGCAACCACCCCCAAAACAGTAGTAGAAATAAGCACTTGAGGAGTGCCAATAAAGCTTTCTCTGAACGGTACTCTTTCCCAGATCGGGTCACAAGATCCATCTGTACTTCTTTCATATTTTATCAATCTTTCAATTTTTTTATCATTTCTGTAATCACCTTCTCGAAATTGTGCATTTTGCGGTGGGCAAGGTTTAATTTCTATTTTTTCTTTTTTCTTGTTTGGGATTTTAGGTTGTTCAGCTGTTATTTCTTCAAGTTGTTGGTTTTGAGGAGTAATAGGGGCTGTGTAAACAAAATTATTAGGATTATATTCCAAAGGTTCAAAACTAGGTATATCAAACGTCCCACAGGCTTGATATGTACCTTTTTCATCTTTTCCTATAAGGCTAGGTAGATTATTTCTATGTGCATCAACACAAGCTGGTATATCTACGACAGGTTTAAGAATGAGATCTAATGTAGGTCTATAAACTTCCCATTGGCGTATTTTTGGAATATGTATTTCTTTTATTTGTATTTGTGGAATTTCAATTTTTGTTATTTCCATCTTTTATACCACCAATAGAAATAGACCAGTTATCCTGTCCAAACTTTCCAACTTCTTTTATTTTTGGTTTTTTTATTTTTTTATCTAATTGTTCGTGATATTTTTTTATTTCGTTATCCAGTTCTAAATTGAACTTTTGCATCCGCAACCAATGAATTAATTTATCAACATAATATTTAATTAGTTTTTTTAAAAAACCTATAATCATTAATTTTCTGGATAGATATATTCTGGTATTGTTGGCCCTGTCATTTCTGGTAAAGCATTGTCTAATACTTTTGGCATCATGCCTTGCACATTATCAAGAATCTCATTCATTACTCTTGATTTAAATTGTTCTGAAGTTACATACTTGTAACCAAAATACGCTCCACCACTCATTGAAGCTACCATTACAAATGAGATGATACTTAAAACATTAGCTATTTTTTGAAACATGATTAAAGAAGTTATCCTCCGAGGAATAAGTCATAGCCTTATTATATCAATGCTACTTATAATACCAACCATAGCTCCTTTGTATTTAATATCAGGACTAATGACTAGAAAACTAACGAATAGAGCCAACTAATTGATCTTTTGGTTCAAAAACTTGTACTCCTGAGTTGCATTTTGGACAAGTTAGATAAGTAACACTAGAAAATCTATCTTGCATATTAGAGTGTAAAAATTCATCGATTGCGTGGTTTGCAACTTTAGTAAGTTCTGTTTGGCAGTGTAAGCAATTCATATCAGGTGGATTTTGATTTAGATAACATTTTTTTATGATACCAAGGATCACTGTTTAATGCCCAATCACAGAAGTTTTTTGTGTATTTATATAAAACTTTGTCCTTAATTGTTTTAGTTTCAATAATTTTTTTATTTAATAAACTTTTTAAAATATTAGGTACATCAAATTTAGAAATACCGATTTCTACTAAATCATCAAAACTAAAGTAAATTTTAGCTGGTGGCAACCCAAACCATTCATGCCATTTTGCTTTGCCGTAATCTGCAACTAAAAAAACTTTTCTTTCTTCCTCTGTCATTACATAATCCATAACTAAGAAAGATCAAATGCTATTATTAATAAAATTAATAATATAAGTAAAATAAAAAAAAACCACATATTGCATTTTAAAAAGCAACACCTGTGGCTTGCACTGGTGTATTTATAAGATTAATTTCTGCTTTCAGTCCATCTTCAAGCGCGGTAACAGCACTACTTCCGAGTGCATCTTTTACCCAAGTTATCATGGTTGACGAGTCAGGAGTTTTTTTTGATTCGTTAAAAGCAATAAATTCAGACGGTAATGATTCAGGCTTTGTAAAAGTTATTTCACCTGTACGTCTTGCTTTTTCTTCTGTGTCATCCATTCCTTTCACTCGATAGACAACATTTGTGAAATATCCATCAGCAACATCTCTTTTACATTGAGTGCCGTTAATTTCCCATGTGCAAGTAATAGCCATAATATTAAAAGTTTTTAGAATTTGTTAAGCTTTTTGCTCAACAGATTGTATAAGTTTTTCTAAACATTTTATAGCACCTTGATCTTCAATTATTGGTTGCAAAAGACTTTGTGACTCAATTTTAAGCATTTGTATTTCTTGTACTATTTTTATTGCATCTTGATTATCTTTTTCTTTTTGTTCTATTTCTTGTTTTAATAATTGAGATTTTTTTAAATTATTATCAAGACGCATTTTTGTTTCGTCATACTCGTCATGTAACTGTTGTGGTGTTGACATAGTTATAAATTAAAGTTTTTTCATTGTACTAAGCTGCCTCTAATGCTGCAACTTTAGTTGACAGATCTTTGACTGCTTCAACTAACACACCAATCAAACCGCTATACTGCAATGATTTTTGCCCTTCAAAACCATGTACAAGTTCTGGGAATACTTTCTCTACATCTTGTGCAATCACACCCATAGATGGCTGTGAGTTTAAATTATATTTATAACCTGTAATTTGTTTTATTTTTTCAAGTGTATTTGTTAATGGTTCAATATTGGATTTAAAAGCTTTATCAGAAGTTTCAGTAACACTTCCAGTCACCGTCACACCCGCCGAGGTCGTTTCTAATTTTTTCGAGTTATCAAAGTAGGCTTCAACGGCTCCATTAAGAGTTGCCTGTATGAACTTTTCTTCATTTGCTAAAAATTGCATAATATCACCATTATGGTTATATCGCATTTGACCTCTATCAGCTTGACCACTATCTGCAAATAAAACTCCCGCAAAGCTAGTTGCACCAGAGGCAATTGTTATAAAAGAATTACCACTATTTTCGGCTAATAAAACAGAAGCACTAGAAGGAGTTGCAACACTTGAATCAGCTAATCTTAAATGCAATTTGTTATTACTTGAGGGATCAGCACCGATTCCTACTTGTCCACCTGATGTTACGACTACTCTCTCAACTCCAGCAGTAGCAATATTAAATTCATCTGCACTTCCTGAGAAAATTCCTGTATTAAGATCATCCCTAAAAGCTAACGCTGGTGTACTTGCAGACCCATCTTCTAGAGTTAATGTACCGTCAAGTTGGAAAAGTTCTATCCAATCATTGTTCGCAGAATTTCTTATTTTTAAAACGTTGTTTGAAGTATCAGCCCACCATTGATATGCATAAGTAGTAGATGGACTAGATGAATTTGAATTATTACTTACGATTGCAGCTAACGCATTATTAGCGTCAGCACGAAAATCGGCTCCTGAGGCATTATCTAGTACATAATCATGTGTTGCCATTACTTAATCCTTTTTAGCTATAGCTATAATAGTTGATAACTCAAATATAAACATATTTAACCACCTTTACCAAATCCTATTGCAATATATTTAAAGCTTAAATCTTTAAAGGCATTACTATTATCTCTTGTCTCAATAACAAACTGTGTTCCTGTTATAGATGTAATTTTAAAATAATCACCAGCTACAGCACCCTCAATAGTTATTCCGATTGTTGGAAGAAATGCTGTTGTTGACCCTCCCAAAGAGCTAGTACCTGTAAAAAACGGATCGGTAAAAGTAACTGTTTTTGCAGAACCATTAGCTGCACATTGACTTGCGATTGCTACATTTACTGTTTCTGTTCTACGTTTTAAACTTGCTTCATAACCTAGTTCTGTAACATTAATATTTTGTGCTGGATCATTTGAAAATAATTCACACTTAAATTTAAAACCCCTTGCTCTATATTCTCCATTTACAAAAGTATTAAACTGAGAAAAATTAGGGCCATAAGTACATGAAGTTCCACTTGATATTGTTGCACTTGCACTTGCTGTAACGGTGAAACTATTAGCATTAGGTCTTGTTGCAATTACATAATTACCATCAACAGCACTTCCAGCAGTAAAATCAATTACCACTTGATCGCCTACCGCATAACCATGATCTGTTTTTGTAATAGTAATAACTGTTCCACTTTGCCCATAAGTTGCTGAAGTTGATGTTGCTGTATCTAATTGTGTTATTGCTACTTTTAATCTTGCCCCAACATCTTCAACCAAAGTTCCATCAAAATCCGACCATGTATCAATATTTGCAGTTCTTGAATCAATAAGATTATTAGGCAAAATACCAGCTGTCAGTAATCGTCTTTTTAAAGTAAGATTAAATACCGCACCAAGATCAACTTCATCTTTAAATTCACAACTACCAGAGGAATTTATATCACCCAAAAAGTCAATATTTGAAATATCATCTATATTTTGGTCTATATCATCAATCAATCCAGATCCAGTAAGAACTAATCCTCCAAGATTAGAGTCAAAAAAAGTATTAACTTTGGTTCCCTGAAATGGTGGTGAATCAGTATCCTCTCTTTCTGTTAATGCAATAAGATTAGGTTGTGGATCAGGTTGGGTAACTATAATACTCGCAGCGTTTGTTGATTTTCTTGAACCGTCATCAATAAATTTTACAAGATATGTCCCTGTTAGTGCTGATACCAAAGTTTCGGAAATATTGCCAGCAAGCTTGTCAATAATTTCTGTTGAATTTTCAAAAGTAGCAACTGCTGGGTCAACACTTGGAGAATGTCTTACTGTTATTGTGCCACCATGTACAACATCTACATCTGTTGATGGGTCAAACCTTAATCTTACAAATTCATCTGATACAGGTTCTAAGGTTAAATTTGTAGGATCTGCTGGTGGATCTGTTTTACCAACCGCAGAAAAAGTCAATGTTGATGTACCTGAACTTAAAACTCCTAAAGAGTTATATGATTTAACAGCAAAAGTATATTTTCCTAAATCAGATTCAAACAATTCAAAACTAGGTCTTGCCACTCTTAATCTTTCGGAATTGTTTTCTTCAAATTTAAATTCAACTAAATATTCTTTTACTGATCTAACTGGTTCCCAAGATAAAAATATTTTTGATACGGCTCTGTTGTTTAATACTACAATTTGTTCTGTAGCTGTTAAGTTGCTTGGCGGTTGTGCCTCATCAATTAATGTTGTGATCGTTTTTGGATTAAATGGAACTGTTGTATCTTCTACTTGTCCATATTTATTTGTGTCATGTACAACAGCAGTTATTGTGTATTCACAATGATTTTTTTCTTCTACACCAACAACTTTAAAAACTTGTAATTCAGTAGTAGGACTATGAATTACATATACACTATTTGCTTGTGGAGTTGACGAAAATGCAGAAGAAACAGTAATTGTTGTTCCACTGATTGAACTTATAGTTTTAGTTTCAGTAGTACCATCTGACAGAACTACACTAAGCGTTGCATCAGTGTTTAATGTCAAGTCATTTCCTTGTATTGAACTTTTATCAACAACAATTTGTGTAGTAGAAACACCTGTTTTAATACGACCTCCTTTTCTTGTGCCAGACCTAACTGAATCTGCAATGCCTATGACTGTGGATGGTCTTACAATCACACCAGCTTCAAGTGTTGTTGTAAAAGTAACGACTTCATTTTCTAACAAATTTGAATATAAAAACCATCTTCCTAAACGATTTGCCTGACCGATGGAAGTACAAGCAAAAGCTTTTATAGTTTTTCTAGTTCTTCCAAATTTATTGATTGCATCTAAATTACCAGAGCTAGAACCAAGAGCAGTAATTTGATCGGCCTTTACTAACTCAAATTCCATTGTTTGAGTTTGATTGTCAAAATATTGAACCTCTACTTCTGTGTATTTAAGTCTTGCAGCTTGGTTTTGATAAGTAAAACCTTCTTCAGTTACATTTGTATTATTAAAAATGTACTGGACATCAGAAGTATTATCAGTTGTGTTTGTTGGTCTATCTTGAGATATCTGCAAAGTCCCATTGCTATAAAATGGCATTGCGTTCATGACAGAACAAAGATCATTTATCAGAGTGTATGCATCATTTCTTTGATTTAAAATTACATTGCAACTAAATCTAGGTTCTGTTGTTCCTGTAATAGGATCAGTAATTAAAGCACTTGCATAAGCACTTGCAGAATAAAAACTAAAAACATCTAAATTTTCTTCTTGTACTATTCCATCATCACCGCCAAAACCTTTATCTGTTGTCAAAATATCGTATAAAATCCAAGCTGGATCGGAACTCCATTCTTTATCTGTTTTAAATGTTCCATTAAATGTATAGCCATCTGGATAAACTACCCTTCCATTTGTGCTATCTATTGTTGTTCCATGCGGAACCTTGATCTTAGTTCCCTTGAGCCTATACATTCGCCTTGGAAATCTACCAAATTCTTGTGCATTAAATCTTACTGCGACAAAAGCAAAACCTTGATAAGCACTTGTATCTGTATTTATTTCTGTATAACTTAACCAGTTTGTAAGATCTTGTAATCTTTCGTTTGTTGTATCTTCAGTATTCCTAAAAACAGTTAATGTCAAAGGAAAACTCATTGTTCTTTCAAAGACAATTTCGTAATCTTTTAAATACGGACTTGTAGCTTTACCATCCGTTTCATCTAAAATTACAGGATTAGTAACTGTACCATCATTTTCTGTAATTCTTATAGATAGTTTTACACTTGAACCAACAATATCTCCATTAGTTTTAAATCTCTGTAAAGCTGGAAACTGTATAGTTACTCTTACTTTATCAACATTTGTATCTGAGATTTGTCTAGATAAACCAACACTTGTTTTTATTTCGCAACTACCATCTTTTCTTTGATTAAGGTTAAAATCTGTATCTATTACAAAACTGCTTGTTGTAGGAAGTGAAAGAATTTTTTGTGTTTGAGGATTAGCTGTAAGTGTTTTGAAAGTAGCTGTTGTATTTAACCAATGTACAACTTCATCAACAGCGTATCCATGTGGACTGCTGAAAGTAACAAGCATTTGATTTTTTTGAAGAGTGACACCGCTAACCACCAAACCATCAGTATTAGATATAGTATAAGTTGCTGTTTTTGTTGTAGTGAAAGGAGAGTTTGTAAGAGCAACACCAACAGGGATAGTATTTTCTATTGCATTGATTTCTTGTATTGCTGTCTGATCGCTTGCACCATTTTTAAAAAATACGTCAACATTTTGAAAATTTTCCTCTCCTAAAGAATTTTGTAGTGGGGTATTATCTAAAAAAATATTTTTTCTGAAAGTATCAGTACCAGCACCACCTTCATCAAATATTGAATCAATTTCACCATATCCTAGTAAATCAACAACTGTTGCAAATTGTTTTGACCTTAAACCACCAGCTATTAAATCAGGATCAACAACCCTTTCATCAGGTGTTCCTCCAAACAATTGATCATCAACTAATTTAGGCATCAGGTTATACTTTTTTTAATTTGTGCAGTATCTACTCCAGAAGATATCAAAATTGACCCACTAAAAACAAGGCCATAAATTATTGGAACTGGAACACCACTAGAATTTACGTTAGAAATCCCGTTAAAAGCATATGAACCTCTTATTCTTGGGTCAATATCACTTATATCACCAAAACTAGGTTGTGGCGATAATAAATCTACAACCCCCCCAGCAATCATAGTAATTCCAACAGTTGTTAATGAAGTAGCAAAAATACCAGATAAAAAAGCATTAGCAGCAAAAGCAGCCGCATTAGCAAAATAAGCACCACCACCAATAAGTCCAGCACCAATAACAAAAGGAGCAGCACCACAAGCTACAGGTATTATTTGTATATCACCCTGACCTGACATAGAAAAATATTCCTCTGTTATAGTCTCATTACCCATTTTAATTTTATAATATTGATCATTCATATGTTTTTGTAGTCCTTCAAAATTTGCCATAAGAAAACTCATGGCTTGTTTTGGTGATCTGACAGCAGCTTCAAAATATGATTTACCTAAAAACTGTCTTAATTTTCCATAAACTTTAATTTTTTTAAGCTGCATATCTATAAACACCCCTTAATGCTTGTTGATATCTTAAGTCAAAAAGTTCTCTACAACTCAATGCTTTTATATTATGATTTAATATCATGTTATCACCTATATAAACAGCAACATGGTCTAAATTACCTGTAGCAGATTGAAAAAGCAAAACATCACCAACTTGTACATCATCATTTGTAAGTTGTTTTTTAAATCCTGTTATTGGTAATCCTTGCTCAAATAGTGGATTATTTAGAAAATCTTTTATTCTTTTTGGTCTTTCCCAAATTTTTAAATCAATATTTTTTGTTTCTTTATACCAATCGTGAATGATTGACCAACAATCATATTTTCCCCAGATAAATCTTCGCCCGATCAGTGAGGGTGCTTTCCATCCTGTCGGCTCTAAGACCTCCCAATGATCGTGTTCAATACTGTAAATATAATATGGAAACCCCAAATGTTCACAAGCTGCTTTGTCTGTGTCTGAGGGTGTTGCAGCACCTACAGGGTGACTATGTATAACACCAACTACTTCTCCTGTATCTTCACAATCAGCCCAATCGTCTGGGTCAATAATAAAAAATTCAAATTTGCCCTCTGCTAAATTTTTACAAGGCCAAAAGGTTTCTTTACCTTTTATTATTGCCAGTAGACCACAAGCTTCATCAGGGGTTTGCTTCTCTGCATATTTTTTAAAACATTCTTTCCAAGACATATTAACCATTTACAAAAGTACCAACACCAGCAAAATCATCCCTTGTTACAAGTTTTTTTGGTGCAGCTATTCCAAACAAATCAAAAGACCCCACCATTTCAAATTGTACTATGTCCCTATTTTCTATAGTTTTTCTTTCGATAAAATAAACTTCTCTGGGAAGTTCAGATGAAGCATCTGGTGTTCCATACGGATTTACACTACTTGGAAAATTTGTTGCATCAAGAAACCTACTGAGAGTACGTCTTCTAGTAACTTTTGCCCCTGCAAGATCAGAAAAAGCTGTTGTTTGATTCGTAAGCTGCAAAATAGCAGTTATAGTTCCTAATAAATTAGAAAAAGAAATTAAAGGTCTAGGCAATTTGCCTTTACCAGTATATTTATAGCCCTCTGCTTTCACAGGTATTCTTGTATATGTATTTGACTGCCATACAATATCAAGGCTATCTTTCATATTATTGCCAGCATGAAACAAATAAACAGTAGGATCTGTTATTGTTGAGTTGACGTTGAATGAAACATTACCGCTTGTTGATTGTGAAGTTGTACCAGTAACAGTAAAAGTATTTGTAGCAACAGTTTGAATCGTATAAATCCCATCAATACCATTACCCGAAGTAAAATTAAGACTTATAATTAGCCCAGCAGAAAAACCATGAGAGTTAAGTGTAATGACAATTTGTGTCCCAGCACCACCACTTCCATCTGATTGAGCATATGTAGCTGTCTTTGCAGATTTTGTATAATGAACATCTGCTTTTAATTCAACAGAATATAATTCAATAATTGATTTGTTGGTAAGTTCTTGTAGTTCAGCGGTTGGTGTTGCCATTTATGGTTCAAAAACCTCCCTGAATGTAGTGTTAATTATGGCTCTTTCATTGTATGGAATAGTTTTAGTCCAAGAATCGCAAACATATTGCCCTGCACCAGAAAGTGTTATTGATACATTTCCACTATTGGTAGCACTAGCAGCAGCCGTAACAGTAAACGTATTTGAATCAGCAGATGAAGCAACAGCAAAATCTCCATCAGTTGCAGAGCCAGAAGTATAATCAATGGTCAAAATATCACCAATAGCAACCCCATGATTTGAAATAGTGATTGTTACAGTAGTTCCACTTTGCGAATATGTACCTGTCTTTGTAAATCCTTCTGCTGGCGGTGTAAAGGTAAAACTTGCCTGATCGTTTACTCTACTTCTTAAAAAAGCCTCTATGACATCTGCTTGTGTCTCAGACACGTTGAAAGTTAAATCATATACTTTTGGGTCTTGAGATAACGGAAGCCCATATAAAGCCCTAAATTCATAACCATCCCCAAGCTGTGACACTTTTACTTTTGGTCTACTTCTTTTTCTCATCCCATAGGTGGGTGTTATTGATGGAAATGTTGCCATTATCTATTTAATAAACCCCCTGCCCTTGATTCATCAATTATAGTTGCTTGAACGATACTGGCAATCAGCCCTCCTAACTGATCTGCTTCAGATCCATTTCCTTGAACAGAAGTACCAGACGCATCAACATTTACAGTAATCATATTATTAGTTGTATTGCCTCCACCGATTGCATTGTTTGGAATAATAGTACCAGCAGTACGAGGAACAAAAAGCTCTGGCCCTCTTTCACCGACAATTGATGCTCTACCAACTGGTGGTCTACCGCCATTAGCAAACTTCAAAAGGCTTGTATCAAATGATGTATCAAAACCCCCTTCTATAAAATTACTACCGCCACTAAATGCTGATCCTAAAACATTACTAAATAATCCTCCAATGCCACTGACAGCCTGTTGTACCGCAATTTCGATTAGTTGTCTTTGTAAACTCCTTAAAACATTAGATAAAGCCTCTCCAAGAGTATTAGCACCGATTACAGCATCAGTTAAGCTTTGGACTAAATTTTGTTCAACAGATTGTCCAACTTGGTCAAACTTATCTTTTAACTTGTCAGCTTGTTGATTTTGAATAAGTAATCCAGTATTTGCTGAATTAATTAAATCTACGTTTGCACTAAATCTTTGATTTATAGCATCACTTGCAGTAATTTGATCTTCAAGATTTTTGATTAATGTCTGATCTTTATTAATAATTTTATTTTGTATAGCTGGTCTACCAACAAAAGTTTCATTAATTTCTTTTTCTTTCCCAAACCGTTCATCAAATTGTTTTTGGAGAGACCTTATTTGTTCAAAAGGATTTATTACATCAATAGCTTTTTTTAATGTATCAAAATTCTTGATTAACTTATCAACAGCTTTAACTGCTTGAATACTAAAATTTAAAACACTTTTTATTTCATCTTCAAGCTCAGTTCCAACAGTTCTTGCAACAGTTTCAATTGAATCTTGCAATGTGGAAAATAATCCATTTAAAGTTTCTGCTTGAGCCGTTGCACCTCCAAAAAATGCACCGCCTTCATTAGTCAAATTTATGAGTGCTTGATTTACAAGATCCGCACCTATTTTTCCTTGCCTTTGTGCCTTTTCAAAAGCATCACCTTGCAGTCCAGTTATTCGTTTTAATTCAGTTGTAATATCAACTCCTCTTTCTAATAACTGCAAATTTTCTTCTTGTTGTAATTTACCCTTTGCTCTTATTTGACCGAAAGCTGTGGCAATTCCTGTAAGATCCGCACCAGTAGCACCAGCGACTTCAGATAATCGTTTTGTTGTGTCAACTAACTCTTCTGTTTCAAAACCAAAAGCTTTTAATCTTTTTGTTTGTTCTATTAACTCACTACTTGTAAAAGGTGTTACAGCACCAAAATCTTGAAGCTCTTGGATTATAGTATTTGTTTTTTCAATAGATCCAGTAAGTACTTCTAAACTTTTTCTTTGAGTTTCAAGTTCAGCAGTTTTTACAAATACAAATCTTGCCGCACCTAAAACTGACACTGCTGCCAATAATGGAGCAAATGCTTTTGTTAAAGTTGCAACTCCACCACTCGCAGCTTTGGCCGCGCTTCCTGTGTTTCTTAGTGATCTATTTCCTTTATCTAAACTGCCTTTTAACTTATTTGTGCTATTACTTAATGCCTTTGTCTGTTCATTTACACGTTGCAGAGGTCTAATTGCATTTTGTGCATCAACTATTAATTTGACTGTTGATTGTGCCACAAATACAAATAACCTTTATTATATACTACCTTTTTTTTGCCTTTTGACGATTCATTTCCTGTTTTTCTCTTTCATTTTTTACATCATAATATCCAGCCCAATATATTAGCTCTTCTTCTGTCATAGATTTTCTTAATTGTTGTACTGTTTTTCCTAATTCTGTTGCGAGAAAGAACTCAAAATTTAACCAGTTATCTCGCTTTATTCGTTTTTTGCTGTATCAATATCAACTTGAATATCCATCATAAATAACTCAAGTTCATTCAATACTTTTTCTGGAAGAAACCTTTGTAGGTTTTCAGCATCAGCAGATGCAAATGCTTTAGATCCATCTTCATTCTCTGCAATTTGGCAAAGAAGTCTTGTAGATATTGTTAAAGCATCATCTGTACCAGCAGCAGCTTGAGCTTTTTTTCTATCGAACCTTGTAAGTGGTGGAAAGTATATTATTTTTAATAATTCACCATTAGGCTTTTTAAGTTCATATTTTCTTCTTGCAGTCATTACATCACTGAAAGCCTCAGTGATAAGATCAACGGTTCTTTTTGTTGGCATAAATTAAGTGCGAAGTATTTTTAATTTACTATATATCTGAAGTTATTGCACCTGTTGATATGAACGAAATATTTATTTCTTGAATCTCACCTAGAGTTGCTCCATATTCAGCACCCGTAATTATTCCAGAAAAACCAAACTTTTTTGCACTTGCTGAACTATCTGGAAATAACTCAAACAAGGCATCTCCAGCATCACCAGTTGTTAAAATATCTTCAACAAATGCTAAGTAATCTGAGTTTCCAGCATTGTCATAAATAAGAGTTGCTGAACCTTCACCTGAAATAAGACCGCCAACAAAAGTTTTTGAGGTGTCACCCTGAACTGTGGTTTCTTGAGTGTCTTTAGTGATTGATAAAGACCAATTTCTAAGACCTGATATATCAGCTTCTGTTCCAGCAGCGTTATGGAACATTATTTTACCGACATCACCTTTTACAGCAGCCATAACAAAAAAAAGAAAGATTTATAAATATATTAACTCTTTTCAGACTTTTTTACATCTTTTTTAGGATTTTGTTGATTCTCCATATATCTTTTACAGTTTGGATCCCAGTAATTAGGATCTCTTACACCTTTTACAGCTTCAATAGCGTCAAGCATTTCATCTGTTATAACAAGTTTTGGCATGATTAAAGATCCTCGTAAATGTTGAAAGTAATTCTAATTTGTGTTTGAAACTTACCTTCTGGACTTGATGCAAGTATCTCAGGCCCAACAGGTGAATCAAAAATTACATTAGATACAGTCACTCTATTGTATAAGTCTCTAAGCCTTTTGCAAATTGTAAAGTTAGACCCTGCCCCTAAACCTTCCTCAGTAAAAACATTAAGTAAAACTAAACCAACAACATTATTATCTGAATCAGTTGTTCCTCCCATTGTTAAATATTCACCAGCACCAAAACTTGTAATGCACTGAACAAAAGTATCTTCAGCAGTAGAATCAAATGTCATGTTATTAAATACAACAGGGATTGCTGGGCTTGAAGCAAGCTCTGTGGCTAACCTAGCCTCTATTGTGGATCTGACTGTGTTTAAATCTATTGCTGCCATGTATTACCTCCCAAAATTTCTTTGAATGTATTGTTCAAGTTCTTTTGCGATAAGCTCTGGAAAACCTGCAACAGTTTTTTGTCTTGTACGATATTGACCACCCCATGATGGTGGTAGGTTAGTTCCAAAGCAAACTGGTTCTGCATAGGATAAATTGTTTGTCACTGTGCCTTGAAATTTTTTTATATCTGTCTGCCAAGCCTCTCGAAGTGAACCGCCAGCCCCATGCTCTAATAAAGCTTTTCTAAAAGGAACTACTTGACCATTTGGTAATGTAAAAAAGTTGGGTATAGAATCTAGATCAGGATAATTGTCTAAAGAGAAAACTGGTGTTGCTTTTTTTACTCTTGCAGTCCACTCCAAAGTAGTTGCAGCAACAACATCAACAACATCTTCCTCAAAAAAATCGTTTATCTCAGATAATTTGATTTCTCTAACCATTTTTACCTCAAGATAAGATCAAAACTTACTGGTGTATTATTTTGCTCATTAGTAACAACTTGAATTATTTTGAACTCTACGCTACTTATAACAACTCTATCTTTTGTTGTTGGGACAAACGTAAGATCTCCAGCAGATATTGTAAGCAATTTATCCTGTGACTCAATCAAATCATTTACTTGATTTCTTGAAACATTACTTAATGCACCTTTAATAGTTGTATCAGATGTAGATTCTGTTATTGCTCCAGTAGTGGTGTTATATGCCCCTGCTGTGACTTGTCTGATAGTTACATCACCTCCAAGTTTACCCAGAGTTTTTGACGCAGCTTTTTTTAGTGCATTTGCAAGACTCATAATGAATAAGCTATAACCTGACCACTTGCAAGAGTGATACTTGTGATGACCCCTTCAACTTCTGTTGATGCTTTCATTGTTATGCCGTTAATAGTTGCAGAACCATTTTCTGTTAAGTTCTCAGCTACAAAAGTTGCTTCAGCATCTGCCAAGCAATGTACCTTACCAAATCTGCCTGTATGGGTTGCAGTATTTGTAATAATTAACCCTGCTGGGTATTGGTAGCCGTAGTTCACTTTAAGACCTCTTAATTGATAAGTTTGCTCTTCCACCTATTCTAATACCCATCAAGTAATGATCAACTATCGGTGGAATACGATCAATACCTACAGCCCCAAAAAATCTTGGAGTCACATTTATATTACCAATACTTACAGCAGCAAAATCTTCC